GACCAGATGTCGTAGTTGTATTTATCTGTCCCTTTATCGCAACTGATTATTTGAGCCTCGATGTAAGAGGCTACTGTTTCTTCTCCTAAATAACCGGCGGCATTGCCTCCACCTTTCAATATGGAGTTTTTAATTCCTCCAAGCTCTTTTGCTTTCTTATGAGCCCTCATTACCATATTGTAATCCCACGGAATACTTATGATGTTTTGGTTTTCAGCCATTCCCATTCCTTTAAGACTTTTAGAAGTTCCATGTTTGTTTCGTCGATACTTAGCTTTGAATTGTCTAGAACATAATCAAACTTATCCGTAACATCTTTACTATCCAAAGCAGTCTCGCTTGAATGATCATCTTGATATGGCCGTCTTGTAAGCTTGATTACTTTTCCTCCGACTTCTTGTATCGCTTCTAGCTCGTTGGGAAACCTAACGTCTGGAACTATTGCTAGTTCAGAGTCATCTTGCTGAATTCTCTTTAAACAACAGTCTGTCCATACGGCGGGCTTTATTTTTCTACATATGTCAGTGCCAAAATTCTGTAAGAACTCTCTAGCAGTCATGAAGCCAGTCCTTCCCTTAGTATCAGTGTCTGGCATTCTTTCCCATTTAATATTAATAGGAGTATTCTTATCGTCGCCTGTTCCGAAGCATTGCTTTTCTGTCAGTCCAAATAGTTGTATTGCAATGATTTTCAGAGGGTCTGCAAAACTATAGGTCTTAACAAAAGGCCAAACGTTGTGTTCAGACCATTCCATGAACTCTGGATCTTTACGTTCTATATCTAAGATGCCTAGAATATCTTCTTCTTCACCCTCACTGTTAATACTCACGGCATTAACATAGATATCCCCATTTTTGCTCATAAGGAATTTTTCAACCACTTCGTTTAAATGAAGTTGATAGCCATGCAAAAATTTCATAGTTGTTGTTTTGCCGCTTTGTTTAGCTCCTGCTATCCCTAATATCTTACCCATTATATATGACCTTGTAGTTGGGGTTTAAGAGTATCGTTTATTTCTTGTATTGTCATGTCACCAACATCATTGCTCTCTATCGTCGGCTCGAATATATTAAAAAGTCTTTCGCACTTCTCTTTGATTAGAGACCTTGCCTTTTCTCCTGACTCATCATTATCAGTTAGTATCACTATATTCAAAGCCCCTGACGTTTCTAATATTCTACACTGCGTGTCACTTAAACTCGAACCAAAAATACCAACAGCGTTTTTAATTCCGGCCTCCCATAGTCTCCAGACATCTCCTTGTCCTTCTACTAGTATGACCGTTCGTGTTGACCTTATGCTATCTTTAGTTAGCCAATACCCATATAAATGCGATCCTGAGTTAAAGTTTTTACAATTTATCCATTTATTGCCTTCATAATTTTCGTGCATCGTTCGTCCGACGCATCCTATCATGTTTTTGAAATCTTGGTCATAAACGGGAGCAACCGCTCGACCGTACATTGACTCTAAACCTGTATTTGACGCTATTGATTTTCCTCTTTCCCAACATGCCCCCACGTCAAACAAATCTAGCACTTCTGCTTTATAACCTCTTTTGAGAAAGTAGTCTACAGGTCTTGTTAAAGATTCTCTGATCTTTTTGCGAGGAACCTGTATTCCTATTCTAAGACTCTTTCTTTTTTCAAAATTTATTGTTTTGCTTTTTTTATGAAGCTCTGTCTTGTCCATCTTAATGAAGTTAGAACCAAACCGCACGGCTTCGTTAAAGGTAATTTTTTTACCTCTCTCCGCAGACAGTAAAGCTCTTACCAGACCGAGGGGACTATGAAGCCAATGCTTCTCGCAGCCTCTAGTCCAGCATCTCCAGCATCCAAAATATTCGCCTTCCTCAAGATCTACCGTAAAGCCGGTAGTACTGTCTGCCCCGTCATGAATAGGACAGACACCCATAAGTCTGTCGTCGAGGTCTTCAAAAGGTATATTGAAGTGAACTAATAGTTCCCTCATATTGTAACCTAACGATACACAAAGCTTTGCTATGTTTTCCTTGTTCATTGGAAAGGCTCCTCTTCATCTTCTGTAGAGGTATCAAAGCTAAAGCTGTCCTGTTTTTCAACAGTATTGTTGAACCCATCTTGTCCTTGACTAGTAGAATTTAGGAGTTCGCTTTTTGTCATCCCCTCATCAATAGTCGCTATCTCACCGCGCATGTTCATGTTGATATAATCGTACCCGTCACTTAATCCTGCACCATGACGAGTTTCTAAAGGGATTAGCTTTCTATTACCGCTTGCTCCACCATCTTCTGCAATTTCTTCATCAGACTTTGTTTTAAAGATAGAAAAACTACCGCACAGCCAGAGAATACGGTCAGAGCCGCTAACTACGCCCCCAGACTCTTTTGTTATCCCATCCCTGTTCAGTTGAACAAAACTTAGACATGGAACATCATACTTAACTGTAAAATTATGCAATTCTGTCATCTGAAAACCAAGAACTTGATGCTCTTGCATGTTATTGCTTATCTGTGAAGAATTCATAAGCTTTAGATAATCATAGATAATCATGCAGTCGTTAGTTCTTCCGTTTTCATCAACCCCAACCTCCTGAAGTACCCACCTTCTCATAATAGACAAGGTTTCTTCAAATGCTTTTCCTGCAATAGATACGTAGTGTAGAGGGATTTCTTTAAATTTAGCAGACGCTTGGTCAACCTTTTCCCTGCCTGCGCTGCTATCTGCAAAACTACCAGTAGCAATATCATTAATAGAAATGGAACTAAATTTTGCAAGAAGTCGAGTGATGTGATCTTCTTTAGACATTTCTGTATCTAACATAAGAACTGGAATATCCAGATTTGCAGCAATATGGAACCCAACATTATCAGCAAACATACTCTTACCAGTTTTTGGTCTAGCTCCGATAAGGTCTACAGCTTTTCTTCTGAAGCCTCCTCCAATAGCTTGGTCATATCTTTGATACCCGCTACTGATTCCTAATAGGTCGCATTGATTGTCTGCTAGATATTGGACGTATCCATCTACATCTTCTCCTAAGACTTTCGGTTTATTCTCTACCGAATTATTAAGAGAGGTTGAAAGTTCAAAGAATGGTGATTCGCCCATTCTAAGCAGTTCGTCTATTGATTCATCACCTGTTACTTCAGACGCATTAGAGATAACCTGCTTGGCTGCACGTATAAGATCTCGGGTTAAATCTAATTTACTTAACTTGACAGCATGATTTCTGACATTTTCAAGTTCTACACTAAACCCAAGAAGATTTTTTACATAGTCTTTAGGAACTCTTTCTGAGTAAGCAGAAGACAATCCCAAGCTCTCGGCTGCACTTAGAACAGAGGGTAGATCAACAACAGAACTATTTTCTAAAACCTTTGATACGCAAGCGAAGACTATTTGATTTTCTTCTTGCGTAAAGGTCGATATATTTACAATATCGCTAACGTCAACAAATGCATCAGAGCCATATTGCAGTATTCCTGCTAAAACGGCTCCTTCTGACGCGGCGCTATGTTTACTTCTTTCTTTCATTATCCTACACATTTACTACAACGGTGAAACTCTCCAGCTTTCAACATAGGATTTATGCTATGCTTACCTCCGCAGACGTGGCATGTTACTTCAATCTCTTTGTACGCATTTCTATTTCTAGGCGATAAAGAAACATCTGGTGTAACATCATCCTTATGCTCTTCGCCATCGTCTACAAATGTGTTGTTTCCAACATCTATTTTTTGAGACTTTGTAAACTTAGATTTTTGACCAGTCTCTTTTCTGGTAGGCATAATGAAGTCGTGACTTTTATTAGTCTCTACTTTTTCTGACACCCGCATTTGTTCTGGCATCTCTTCTTTGGGGGAGGACTCTTCTCTTGAGACTTTTTCCCCAGTGAGGCCTTTATAGCCATCAATAACTTTTTCCATATCATCTGTTTGTATTCCTTCTTTAATTTTATCTAGAGGACTCATAACTTCTCACCCTTCCTAATTTTTCAAGTCTATCACTATAGGTTCTCAAATCTTCTACTTTTTCTTTTATCATTCCGACTTTGTATTCAGCGTATCTACGAGCATGGTCTACCTTAGTCGCAAAGTCATCTGCTAGTATTATCAGCTCAACCTTTTGTTCGTATTTCATGAACTTGTCATACTGCTCTGTATTTTTTGCCACTACTCTTTTTATTGTATCTTTACACCATTTGAATATGGCTTCATGATGTCCAAGCCTAGAGCCAAGATATGTTACATAGGTTGTTACTAGA